CGCTATTGACGGGCCTGTCAGTCTGTCAGCTTTTCCCCCTAAAGGGAGGGGTTCCGGCTGACACCCTGCCGGAAACTCCCCGCCGGGGTTCTTTGGGAAGGTAAAAAAAATGAACTATAAATCCAGAAAATGGCAGAAACTACGCCGATCCCATTTGAGCTATGAACCATTATGCAGAGCATGTGGCAGACCAGGCCAACAGGTGGACCATATCAAACCTATTTCCGCTGGTGGTGACGCATGGGACAGCGAGAACCTGCAAACATTGTGTGCATCATGTCATTCAAAGAAGACACAGATTGAAACTGCGGGGGGTACTTGGCAGACGACCGGGCCAGACGGATACCCCACTGGAAACCATTGGTGGAACGAACAAACGTCTAATGTGACGTCGCAAGCAACGTTTAAAAAATCTCTGGGGGCTGACGGTGTAGACCGTATATGGCACATATTTTCAGAGTAAGTTTAGGAGAAGCATGGGGAAACGAGGACCGAAATCAACGGCTGAGAAGGTTTTAAAAAAAACGAGTAGTAAGCCTTCATGGACAGGCGAACCGCCATGGAAACGTGCAAATTTAGCGTTATGGGAACAGGTAGTTGAATTTATCAATATCCTGCCTATCACCAGTGGTAAACTGGCCGGGCAAAAGATGAAATTACGACAATGGCAGGTTGATATCATCAAGCAGCTTTTTAACACCGATGATGAAGGCAACCGCCTTGTAAGAACCGCCGTTATCACCGTGCCGAGAAAAAACGGGAAGACACAGCTTGCCGCATCGTTGATCCTGGCCGCTATGGGTGACGGGCCTTTGTCTGAAATGCGCGGTCAATGCTACTCCATGGCAAATGACCGGGGGCAGGCCGCTATTATCTTCAATGAGCTTGAAGCCTGGATTTATGCCGTGCCTGAATTTTCCGATAATTTTAACATCAAACGCCATGAAAAAAAGATTGAATGCCTAACCACCGGCACCACCTACAACGCCCTGTCCAGGGACGGCAGGAAAGCCCATGGGTTAAGCCCTTCCATGGCCGTATATGATGAAGCCGCCCAAAGCCATGATAGTAATCTATGGGACAACGTAACGTCCGGCACTGGTGCCCGTGAAAGTCCATTGTGTATGATCATATCCACGCAGGCCGCTGATGATCTGCATTGGTTTTCCGGGTTGATTGACTATGGCCGAAAAATCCAGGCCGGGGAGCTGCCGCCTGATGACTCTTTTCTCCTGGTGGAATACTCCGCACCCATGGACGCTGACGCCTGGAACCCGGACACCTGGCAAGCCTGCAATCCCGCCTTGGGTGATTTCAGATCAAGAAAAGAGCTTGAGCAGTTCGCAGATAAGGCCAAAAAAATTCCGGCCATGGAATCCGTATTCCGGAATCTATATTTAAATCAGCGTGTTGATTCTAACCCGGCATTCATACCCCGTGAAGCCTGGGCTGCCTGTTCTGGAACCGGGGAAACTGACGGGCCTTGTTATGCTGGACTTGATCTAGGATCCAGTCAGGATTTAACCGCCCTGGCCTTATATTGGCCTGATACCGGAGCCGTGAAGGTGTTTTCTTGGTTGCCTGGGGAGCCGTCTCTCCGTGAACGTGGCGAACAGAACCGCGCACCCTTCCACTTATGGGGGGATCAGGGCTTTATTGAAACCTGGCCCGGGCCTGTTACTGACCACAGGGGAGCTGCTTACCGCCTGGCCGAGATCGTAGCAGAGCATGATATCCGTGGCCTGGCCTTTGACCGCTGGCGTATTGATCAATTTAAGCTGATTCTTGAGGATATAGGGCTTGAAATAGATATGCACCCATGGGGACAGGGCTATAAAGATATGTCTCCCGCTGTTGAATCCCTGGAAAAAGCTATCTTATCCAAGCACATGAAGCATGGAGACAACCCGGTTTTAACCTGGGCCATGTCCAATGTTGTCGTTGACACAGACCCCGCCGGAAACCGTAAAATCGTGAAGGGTCATACCATCAAAAAAGTTGATCCTGTCGTAGCTCTGGCGATGGCCGTAGGCTTATCTGAAAAGATCCGCGCAGAGGGACCGCCGGATTTCGAATTTTCTTTAGAAACTCTCTAAAATCATAGGATATTCAGTCCGTTTGACTTGACAAGCGGGCTTTTTTTTATGTATACCTATAGATATTCTCAATCAATGATATTGATTTAGCCTATATTTAAAAAAGGAATCTGAATTTGAAATTAAGTGAATTAAAGGCCAAAAAAGCCAAATTAGTCAAAGAAATGCGTTCTATTGCGGATCAGTCCGACAACCTGACAGCCGACCAGGAAACCCGGTTTGATAACCTGAAAGCGGATCTTGAAACCGTAGAGTCTCAGATTGAAAAGCGCGAGTATATGACCGCCATTGAGAAAGCAGAAACCCCGGACCCTGCTTTTGATGCTGAAAAACGCGGATTTTCCCTTGTCCGGGCAATGGCCGGGGCCGCCGGTCTTGATGTTGACTGCGGAAGGGAACGCGAAATCAGTCAGGAGCTTGCCCACAGGCACAACCGCAAGGCACAGGGAATCTTTGTACCACATGATATGCCCATGGAAACCCGTGCGGATATCATTTCCACAACCCTACCCGCTGCCGGGCCTGGTTCAAATATTACGCCCTATGATTACCGCCCTGGGCTGTTCATTGACGCATTACGGGCCGCCTTGGTGATTCGTCGCCTGGGATGCACTGTTTTATCCGGTCTGTCTGGCAAATTGATTATTCCGAAAACGAAAGCCAGCACCTCAGCTTATTGGGTGGCAGAAAACGCCGCCATTACTGCCAGTGATATGCAGTTCCAGCAAGTAACAATGGAACCACGCACCGCCGGAGCTATTACGGAAATATCCCGTCAAATGCTTATGCAGTCCTCCCCTGATGTGGAGACCCTTGTAAAGAATGACTTTGCCGCGATCTTGGCACAGGCCATTGATGTAAAGGCCATTAATGGTGCCGGGTCTGGATCTGATGAACCCTTGGGTATTTTTCAACAGACTGGTGTAAACACCGTTGACGTATCCGGGGGCTGGACCTGGGCAAACGTCCTGGCCTTCATCGAAGAAGTGGAAAAAGACAATTCACAGGGAACCTCCTGGCTGACCAGGGCCGAAGTGGTGAAGACTTTCCGGTCTACCGCCAAGGAAACCGCCGTTGCTTACTCCGGGGCCGATGCTACCGCCGTGAGCGCGGATTATTTCATGCCCGGGCCTAAAGACCTGGCCGGGTATCCGCTTGTATCCACGCAGAACACGCCTGCCAACCAAATTGCATTTGGTAAATGGTCGGATCTTATCTTGGGTATGTTCGGGCCCCTAGACGTCCTGGTGAATCCATACGAATCCACCGCCTACACCAAGGGCAATGTCCAGGTGCGTATCATGCAGTCATGTGACGTGGCCGTTCGTCACGCTGAATCTTTCTGTATTGCGGATCTGACAGGCGCATAATATGGAAAAAAGACTTTCACACATTGAAACCGTGAATGGTCGCCGGGCGAGTGGATACGCCGCCCGGTTTAACACCAGGGCTGATATAGGATCTTTTACGGAAGAAATCAGACCAGGGGCCTTTGATCTTGAAAGTGACGTGCTGTGTCTCCTGGATCACGATACAAGCAAAGTCCTGGGCCGTACCAAATCCGGCACATTGACGCTGCGCACTGATGACCAGGGGCTTTATTTCGAGCTTGAGCTACCAGATACAGCCGCCGGGCGCGATGTCCAGGAATTGGCTAAACGTGGTGACCTGGGGGGCATGTCCTTTGGCTTTAAAGTTCCGAAGGGTGGTGAATCCTGGGAAGGTAACACCAGGGTATTGAACAAGGTTGATCTGCGGGAAATTAGTATCATATCTGCCTGGCCTGCATACCCTGAAACGTCTGTGAATGTCAGGAGCCGGAAACCTGCCAACCGGATCACAAGATACATGGAGACTGTTAAATGATGTGGCCTTTTTCAAAGAAAACTGAAACCCGCGCGGACGAAGTATCTTGGGATCTATTGTCTACGTCGGGTTTCCCTACGTCTGCAAGTGGCGTAACACCCACGCAGGCCGAAAACCTGGCAACATTGCTGGCCTGTGTTCAGGTGATTTCC